CACGGTCACCGAAGACCCCGTGTAGTGCCAAGCGCCCGAGATACCGCGCCATCCTGCGGCGTTCGTCTCTTCCGTCGTGCCCGCCGATGCGTCGCCGTTGTTCAGGTTGCGCAACCAGTACGACCAGAGCGGTATGACCGTCGTTGCACCGCAGCCGGCGAGCTCGGCACCGTAGTACCCGGCAATCACGTCTTCGAAGTCGCTTTGCCCGGGTACTTCGGTCCAGTTCGTCAAGGTCGCGTCGGTAATGTCCCATTGCAACCAGGCGACGAAGCAACCCGCCGAAGTCGAGACGTGCAAATGTCCGCCCGCACCGGTACCGGTCACTTCGTTGAACTGAAAACCGCCGTTCCAAGGCGTGCCGGTCAGCTCGGCAGCAACCGACAACGACCAGTACACCCGAAAGACATCGAAGGCACCGACGGATAGCCCGCCCGTGTACGTTGCGAAGGTCGGGTTGGCGGCACCGTCTTGCAGCACGTGCGGCGTTGCGGGCGGTGAAAGGCCATTCGCCGAAGCCGTCACCGGTGCCGAGTGCAACAAGTCGGATTTGCCGAGCGTGTCAACCTGCATGAAGGACGCTTGAAAGCCGGTCTTGGCAATCTGCGGCAAGTCGACGGCACTGTCCCGAAGGTTGAACACGTCGAGCGCACCGGCTTGCGAGAAGTCGTCGAAGCGGTCGTTCAGACTTGCGGCCGTCGTGTCGTCGCCGTCGACAATGCGGGCACGGTTGATTCTGGACATTACCGCCACCTTCCGAGCGCGAGATAGCGCATCGAATAGACGTGCGCTTGCATCAACGGGTCGGCCGTCGTGTGTTCTTCGACGATGTCGTCGTACGTCGTGTCGGTCAACCGCACCTGGAACAAGACCGGCAAGTCGCCTTGCTCGAAGATGCCGGTGCCGAAGACGCGAAAGGCTTCGTGCTGCGACGGCCCGAGACACTCGACAAGCACGCGACCGGCAACAAGCACCCGAAGCCGCACGTACCGCGGTACGCACTCGACATTCGCGAGAAGCACTTGCGTTCCGACGGGGTACACGTACGCATTGCCGGACCATTCCAGGAACAACGACCCACCCTTGAAGCCGGTCAAGGTCGCCGTCGCTACCGTCGTCCATCCCGACGAGTATTCCTGATAGGTAAACGCTTTCCAGTTGTTCAGTGGCGTCGTTGCGTCATCGACGGCGGTTTGCTCGCCCGTCGTGTTCAACGTCGCGTCGCTATACATGCGGTGCGTCGCGTACAACTTCAAGCGCGTCTCGTCGATGCAAGCGGCTGGCAACTGCGACCGGTCAAGGGTCGCAATCGACCCTTGCGAGCTCGTCATCTCGGCTTGTACCGATTCGGGCGACACTGTGCCGCCCGTCCGCACTTCGCGTTGTGTCCAGTGCTTCATGCTCGCTTGCCCATGATAGTGCGCGTTGCGCCGATAGTGTACTCGACTTCATGGCCGACAATCACAAGGTCGTCGGTCGTCTCGACTTCGAACGCGAACCAGGCGCACGACTGCTCGGCAATCGAGACCCGAAGCGGCACGAGACGCTCTTGCCGGTACTGCGTCGAACTGCCGAGCGTCGCGTTGTCGTACGTCGGCAAGTCGGCGGCGTCGGGCGGTTGCGCAAGGTACGACCGTTCGGTGACGGTCGAAAGCGAGAAGTCTTTCAGATGTCGAACGGTCACCGTCGGTTGCCCGGTTGTGAGACACCAGATGGTGACGTATTGCACTTTCTTTTGGGCCGTCGCGTTGCCGAAGTCGTTCCACGTGGAACGGTACAGGCTCGTCGGCGGTGCGTTGTAGCTGAAGACTTGCTCGTCGACTGTGCCACCCATTGCCCGACGGGCCGTAATCAGGAAGACGCCCGCTTCGGAACCGGCACCGGCTTCGACGCCCGTGTTGTGCCCGAAGACAAGCGTGCCGTCGTACATGGTCGACAAGGCGCCGACGGGAAACCCGGTGCGGGTCGACCAGGGCGACAAGCTCGTTTCGAGAAGGTCGATATGCAACACGAAGCCAAGCGACGGCCGGTCTTGCCCGTCGGCGGGTGCGTAGACATGGTATTCACGCGTCTTCGGCGAAAACGCACCGACGGCCTTCGCATGCAGGTCGGGCGTCAAGCGGTCGACGAGCTCGCGTTGCGCCGTTGTCAGTTTCAACACGTCGAAGGTACTACCGCCCTGCAATCCGCCGATGACTGCGTACACGCCGTCAAGCGCAAGGAAGACAAGCCCGAGACCGGGCACGGCGGCGACGCTATGCGGTGCGCGGCACGTTACGCCGGTCGCAATCGTCGACGACTGAAAGCCCGAAGCGACGTTGCCCGTGATGACGTCGATTGCGTTTTCGCGGAAGACAACCAGGCACGCATAGTGCGGGAAGATTGCAGTAACACCGCCCGCCGTTTGCCCGCCAAGGCGAAGGAAGCCGTCGGCCGCGAACTCTTCGATGCGACCAGGTCGCGAGTAGTACACGGTGTCGGCGTCTTCGATACCGCCGTCGAGCCACAACACGCCGGCCCAGAAAGCCGAGAACCGCGCACGCGGTGCCGGTAGTCCGACGGTCGGTACGGTCGGGGCCGGTACTGCAAGCTCACTTGTCAAGGCGGCGTCGAAGTACAGCTCGTCGACGTTGTTGTATATGCGGCCGACTTCGAAGAGCTCGTTGTTGGCTTGGTACACGTAGTCGTCGGAATAGTTGCGCGTGCGGTACAACACACGGCCGACGGTACCTTCGGGGCCGGTCGGAATCGACAAGGCGATTGCAGCTCGAAAGCCTTTCGCCGATGTCGGCATAGTCCACGACAACGACGAAGGAGCCGACAAGGGCGACTCGCTACCGGTGTCGGTAATGAACGACACCGACCAGTCAAACAGACTTTGTTGGTCCGAATCGGTTTCGCCCGTCGGAAAGCCGAGACCCCATAGGCCGGCCGTTTCGCCGACGACCCGCGACGAGAACGGGCACCAAAGCGACGTTCGGCCGCCCGATGCCGTTGTTTGCGATTCAGTGCCGGGGTCCATCGGTTCATTGCGTCGCATTTCGACCGGTGCCGGTGCCGACGCGAAGCCGAGCGCCCGCACGCAACGGCCCGCCGTGCTTGCGACTTCGACGGCGTCACCAAGCGGCCACGGGCGCACAATCACCGGCCGGTCGACGCCGTTCGTCACAATCACCCGGTCGCCGACGTCCGTGTACCAAGACCCCGGTTCGGTCGCGGTCGGGATATGTCGGCCGCTTTGGAACGTGAGAAGCTGCGTAACGCCGGCAACGTCGTACACCGCTTGCAGCTTGCCGTCGGACTCGAAGAAGACGAGCTGCCGACCGCCTTGCGCCAAGTGTTGCGACACGTGCAACGAGTACACCGGCCCCGTTGCCTGGAACGGCCCGAAGCCCGCTGCGGTGTCGGGGTTAAACTTCTCGTACCCGATACGCGAAGACCAACCGCCCGAAGTTGCGTCAATGGTCCAGTTTTCGAGAACTTGCGCGTTTTGCGGATTGCCTGGCAACCGCGTCTCGACGCCGCCCGTCGTCGGTGTCTGTTGGATGGTACCGCGCACGGGCTATCCTACGGCGTGAAGGTCAAAGGACCGAAGGGGTTCGGGTAGTACCGGGCGTTTGTGTACGCTTCGCCTTTGATGATACGCCGCGGCGTACCCTTGAGGTACCGGGCTTCCATCGCCTGATACAAGACGACCTTCTTGCGGGCGTACACTTGCGAAAGCGCGACGTTGTCGTGTTTCAAGCAAAGTTGTTCGAGTGCCGCGTATGCGATTACTTGCGCGTAGGCCTGCGGCACAAGTGGCACGTCGTGGTCTTCTTGCATGTCCTGCGGTGCCATCAACCGACGAAGCCGCATGCGCGTGTTGCCCGACGGGTGCGGGTACAGCTCGAAAGACCGGTATACGCCGCCCGTTGTGCGATACCGCACCGAAGACTCGGCAAAGTTTTGCGATTGCAACACCGACAAGCGCGTGTCGACCGACAAGGTAACGCCGCCCGAAGGCGATACGGTGTCGACGCCGTTGACCAGGTCGGCAAGTCGCACGGGTGCGTCGATACCGACTTGCGTGCACGTGAAGTAGTACCGCCGATAGAGCCCGGTGCGGTCGAGAAGAGTTTCGGGCGTTAACGTAATCTCTTCGGTGTCCTGCAAGGTGACCGAAAACGCCGGAGACAAGGCCGACTCAAAGCCGCCCGAGAACTGTGCCGGATATTCGACGGGGCCGGCCGTGCCCGGACAACGTACATTAACGAGATAGACTTGCAGTGTACGAACGCCGCGACCGGCACCAAGCGAGACGACGGAAACGCCGGTAACGGCACGCGGTGCGGGCACGCGACGCGACCGCGAAGGCATGAAGGCCGTCGGCGTGCCGAGCTCGTCGGGGTCGAGCTGTACGTCGTCGCGTTGCCATTTCGACAACTGGACTTGCGTGCGGGGCAACGAATCCGACATGTCGAGCACACCTTCGACGGTCATCGTGTCGGACGGCATGTAGATTTGACGTTGCTTGACGGTTGCCTGTCCTGTCGACGTCGGCCCGACATACTGCGAGGTGAGATGCAAGGTCGTCGCGTTTTCGACCCATGCGATTTCGTAGTCGATACCCGCAAGGCGGATTGTGCCGCCGTCGAAGGTGCTACCCGGTCGGACGGCCGAAGCCGAAATCGGGAAACCGGTACCGGTTACCGTGCTCGACCCGTTCGTTGCACTGACCGTCACAACAACGTCGGTTTGCACCTGCAAGTCGTCTTCGACGACACTGAACGACCAAGGACGGTCGGTCAAGATGCGGGTTTGTGCGTCGTTCAGAAGGTCAGTGAGCTGGTTTTCATAGGTGACGTTCGTCGGGTCGTAGTCGAGCAGGTTGCCCATGAACGCGCGCAAGTCGGCAAGGTTCATTCGTCACCCGTAGCCCGTGGAAAGTCGGGCGGCCGGTCGGGCAAGGAACCGACCGCCCGTGAACCGCGAGGGTTCAGTATTGCTTGATGACCATGCAGGCGGCGAAGTTTGCGGTATCGGCTTCGAGCGCGATGCCGCAGACATTGCCGGTAGTGGTACCGGGCACTTCGATTTCGGCGCGACCTGCAGTGCCGATAGGACCGACAAGGGCGTCACCTGCGACGGTTGCGGCTGCGACGCTTGCAGAAGCGACATAGCCCGCAACAACCACGTCGACGCGCTCGTCGGCGGCTGCGGCTGCAAGGGCTACGCCCATCGCTGCAGCGTTGCCCTTCGTTGCGACGCCTGCGGCTTCGACCACATACAAGCAACGGTCGGCACCGGTCTTCGAGTTGTCGAGCGCAACCCAGTCGCCGGCGGCAATCGCACCGCCTGCGAGGAAGGTTTCGACCTGGCGACGGTTGCCGGTGTCGCCGGCTTCACCGCTCGAAAGGAACTGCACAAGAGAAGAGGTAGCCATATCAGGACTCCGCTTTCAGAAGAACACCGTGCGAAGCAAGGTGCCCGGTGACGAGCTGGATACGGCTGATGACTTGCGCGGCCTTCGTGGCCGTGCCGGGCACCGGCAACATATCGGAAACGGTGAAGAAGGCGTCGGTATCCGCGTAAAGCTGGAACTGCGACGAAGACAGCGCGAAGGCCGAAACGGCGTCGCCGGCTGCGTTGTTGTAGCCGAGCGTCGGTTCGACGTAGATTTTCGCACCGCGCCACATTGCGACCATGTCGCCGTCGAGCGATTCGCGGTTGGTTGCCGAAATGTACTGCACCGAAGACTGTTGCAATGCCTGGAAGGCGGCGAAGCACTTCGGCGACATGAAGAGCAGGTCGGGGAAGGTGCCGGCTGGGTTGTAGATTTGGCAGTTGATGAAGAGCTCGTCGAGGTCTTCAAGGCTGAGGGTACCGCCTGCGTCCTGAATCTGGTTGAACCAGTTCTCGCTTCTGTACGAAGTCTTCGCGAGACCGCCGACGACGTTCAACTGCGAACCAGTCGCGACGCCTTCGAGCCAGCCGGTAGTATCGGCGGCTGCAGTAGCGGTACCCATACCGTTCAGGGTCTGCAGGCTCGACAAAGTGTTGCCGCCGACGAACACGCGGGTCGACACTGCCTTGCGAAGTGCCAACATGACATTGTTCATTTTGGCTTCGAGAATGTTCACAACGGCGGTTTCGCCCTTGTTTGCAAGCTCTTCGACCGCCGACAGGATGATAGGCTGCGTGAAGTTGGAGTATTCGAACTTCGCGACCTGGAAGGGGTCGGTAACAGCCATCGAAACGGGTTCGAAGCCGTTGGTCAGCTCGGTCAACTGCGAATGGTCGCCGAAGATGACGGGTTGCTCGACCCGTGCACCGCCCGAAACGCGAATGAGGTTGCCGGACTGTTCG